TGGATGGGATAATTTTGAACATATTATAATTAAAGATAATTTGCCAGAACCTTGTGCCAAGACTTTAGAAAAAATTCTTATTCATAAGTATAATACTATAAATCCAAAATATGGATATAATGCTACAGATGGAGGTGACGGCACCTTAGGTATTGTATTCACTCAGGAAAGAAAAGATAAGATTAGAGCCAAATGTATTGGAAGACATCCATCAGAAGAAACTCGAAAAAAGATGAGTAATAGTCATAAAGGTAAAGATTTGAGTTATTTAAATAATTCTTTTGGAAATAATCCTAGAGCTAAAAAAGTAGGTGCATATAAAGACGATGTTCTTATTAAAGAATATGATTGTGCTGTTAGTGCTTCTTTAGATGTTGGAGTTCATAAAAATTCTATTTCTAAAGCAATTAGAGGAGGCTATAAAGTAAAAGGATATATTTGAAAATACGCTTAAACAGAAATAGGAGGGCAAATAACCCTCCTTTTTGTTTATTCCATTATCTCAAATAATTTCTCATCTTTAGGTATTAATTCTCCAGTTTGTAAATCTACTAAGAATTTACTATTTTCGGGAATTACATAAACGTAATTTACTCCATTTAAGCATAATTTATATGTAAAGTACTTCATATTAGTCAATATATGTTGCGTTAGGAATCTCTGGTTTTTCTTCTACTTCTTCCCAAACTAACCCTTTGTTTTGGTTCTCTAATTGAACTATTCTATATTCTAGTTCTTCAAGCTTTTTAAATAAAAAATCATCCATAATTAATCAAATTTTGAAATAAATGTAAAATCTCTTTGTGCTAATACTCTATCTATAATATCTCCTAATTTCTTAGAATTCTCTTTAAATTCATTCATTCACTTATCAAACTCCTTAATAGTATCTTCTGACTTTTTAAGAGTTTCTTTAATATCCGCAATTCTATTTAAATATGAATCTTGGTCTAATAATAATGTATCCTTTGCTTCTAACATCCTTTTCAGTTTTAGTTGATTTTCTAACTTCAAAATAGTGTTCAATATCTGTTGCCTTTGCAGTTTTCTTTATACCTAAAGTCTTATATACATCAGCAATCTTATTCTTCAATAAAGCTAAATTGTAGAACATACCATTCTGAATATCTCTTGTAAGTAATTTGGCAACCTTATTTGGCATATTTTTATCTGATATTTTAACAAGCTCCTCTTTAATATCTTTAATGCAATAACCCAAAGTTGCCATTCTTTCAAATCCCAGTTTATTAATTGCATCATTTAACCAAGGATATTTAATTAGAGCTTCATTTAATATAGGAGTTCCAACTTTAAATTTAGTTTCCCATTCAGCTCTTACATCTTTAATAAGCTCCTGAAATGACTTACTAGGAGCTTCAAGGTCTATCTTAATAGATTTATCTTCACATTCAGCAACCTTTATAAAGCCATTCTTTAGATATTCATTAGTAAGATTAACTCTTACAGAGTATAAACCTCTTGCAACCTTAAAATTGAATATATCTACTTTAGCCATATTTGGGTCAAATTCAAAGGTATAATCCTCATTAATTTGAATATATGTGTCACTTGTAAAGTCTGTAATCTTCTTACGAGCTACTTCTGGAAGCTGATTATATGATTCAACTGCAATCTTTGTTTCTTCAATATTCTTTAATGTATTATTTTTAAATGTATCATAATCTATCTCTGCATATCTTGTGGCTGAATAAAGATGAGTAATCCAATTTAAATATTTACTATTTCTAATTCTACCAGCAATCTGTTGAATTGAAGTAGATATATCTAAAAGAGTCTGAGCTTTAGAGGAATCACTAACTACAATAATTCTTCCATTTTCATCATAAATATCAGAACCTTCAAATACAGTAGAAGTCAACAAATTAATCTTCTTAGGTTCATCATTTACTGAAGAATTCTGAATTGGCAGTTTAGTTCTATTATTCTTAGAATATACTACTCTTGTGTTATCTGCTGTAAGTTTAGCCTTTAAAATAAGATTCTTTATAAAGTCAACAGAGTTAACAAATATATAAGCATTACCTTCAACATTTCCACTTAAAAATCCATTTATAAGCTTAATTGTGGAAGCTTCTACATTCTTGCATTTGACAGTCTGAACTTTAGTCTCGATAACATCATCCCATTCTTGTCTTACTAATGGCAGTTTAGACAATTCATCTAAAACAAATTCATCTTCTAATGGAGTTGCAGTCATAAATGTATATTCTTTAAATAGACTATATGTCTTTAATACATCTTTAATTGCATCTCTTCTAAGACTATATTGATTAAATAGTATATGATATTCATCAATTAATAAGCTATAATCTTTAGGATTTACTGCTTCTATTACTTTATAAAGAGAATTATAAGTAACAATGATTTTAGGGCATTTAACTGAAGATACATAAGCTTCAATGTCTGTCTTAGTAATACCTTGATAAACTCCAAAAATAGGCTCTTTACGTCTTTCATTAGGATATTGAGCAAGTTTATTCTCAACTAAGCTTACAAATGGAATACATATAACATAAGGCTTATCACACTCTAAAGCCATTGAAGTTCCACCACATCCTACTTTACCTTTGTCAAATAAGCAGTTAGTAGGTAATTCATTGATTAAATTATTTAAATAAGTTTTCATAATAGTAATTTTTAATAAGTTAATAAATTTTATATGTAACTTTTTTTATTTATCTTACTACAAAATATTAGTAAAAAAGTTACAGTAAAGGTTAAAATTAAACTGGGAATTAATCCCAGCTCAATTTTCAATATGGAAGTAGTTTTAGTTTGATAGTACAAATATACAACAATTTTTCTCAATCTCCAAATAATTTAAGTATTATTTTTCTTGCATAATTAAAAATTTATTCATATATTTGCACTATGAAAGTAAGACATAATATTAACAATTAAACTTTATAAATTATGAAAACTAAACAAATTGAAGCACTTGAATATTTTCTTGATATATTAGATGGTAAGATTACTGAAGATGGTTCTATTGAGAAAGCTCAAGAATTATGTAATGAGGCATTAAAGGAGATTGAAACCAATGAAAAGGTAAAGAAATCCTCTTGGTTTTTTGGTTTAGGTATTTCTTTCTAATATATTTAATTATGAAAAAGATAAATAAAATATTAGCTGGATTATTAGTACTTAGCTTTATTATAGCTGGTATTAGAGTATATAATGCTTATGAAGACTACCAAACTAAAACATTTGAGCTTAGATTAGAACAGGCAGAACTCCAGCATAAATTAGACTCTGTAATGTGGTATAATCCTGGAAGTTCAGAAGTATCTGAATTATATGAACAGTATTGTGATGTAACCTTAAAAATTCATAATGTAAGATAATGAAAACAGATATAAGAAGTTTAGTCTTTATAAAGAATCTATTTAAAGATAAATATAATATAGAAATAGAATGATGTAAAGACGATTATTCCAGATATGATGGAACATTTACTTGGAATAATATAGATTATATAATTGAAGTTAAAAGGAGAAAATTTAAATCAGATAAATATCCAACTACAATTATAAACAGGGATAAGTTTGATATACTTAGTAAATGTAACTCTATATTAGTCATTATATTTGAGGATGGAGTTTATATTTATAAAGATGTAAAAAGAGCTTTTATTAAAGATTCAATGAAATATGGAAGAAGTACAACTGATTTTGGAGGAGAATATAAATACTCTTTAAAAACAGAGTTATCTTTAAAGAAAGCAATTAAATTAGAAATAGACACAACTTTTAGTAATTATATAAGAAATGACGACATATAAGGCAATACCTGGATATGAAAACTATTTAATAGGAACTGACGGTTCGGTCTTGAGTACTAGAACCTCAGTTCCGAAAAATATCAAACCTCAACTTCAAAATAGTGGATACTATTATGTTACTTTATATAATCCGTTTGGGCCAAAGAAATACCTATTACATAGACTAATGGCAGAAGTTTTCATAGGTAAAAATGACTTATGTATTAATCATAAGGACGAAAATAAGCTAAATAATAACTTAGATAATTTAGAGTACTGTACTTATGAGTATAACAATAATTATGGCAGTCATAACATTAAAATGGGAATTTCTCATAAGAAAGCAATTAAACAGCTATCCTTAGATAGAAGTTTTATTAAGAGATGAGATTCCGCAATAGATGCTGAACGGGAGCTTAATATACAATCCAGAAACATTGTAAAGGTTCTTAAAGGTCAGCGAAAAACAGCTGGAGGATTTATTTGGGAATATGAATAACAATGAAATAATAGAAAAATACTATCCATTTATTATGGAGTTAAAAGAAAAATTTGGTGCAGATGATGATTGCACACAAATGGTATGTATCGCACTTCTGGAAACATCTAATTCCAAGCTTCAGTCATTAGATAGTAAGAATGAGCTGAAGTATTGGATTACAAGAGTATTTAAGAATAATTGGTTTTCTAAGAATAGTAGATACTATTACCAATATAAAAAGTACTATGAAATATTTAAAGAGCCATTAGAACAACAAACGGATAATTTAGAGGATTGGTTAAATGAAGCAGAAGATTAATATTGATGATTTATTAATTGAGTATAACTTTGAAATAGATACCTTTACAGAGATGGATGATAGATTACTTGCAATTTATCCGAAATGAGAGGCATTAAATAGAGCATATAAGACCATAATTATCTTATATGCTGAATATCGAAGTTATAGAGAAGTTGGGAAGATTCTGGGAATTAGTCATACTACCATAGCAAGGACAATAACTAACATTAGAAACAAAATATGTTATGGAAGTTTGGAAGAAGTATAAAGATTATAACATTGAAGTAAGTAATACAGGAAAAGTTAGGACTACAGAAAGAGATGTATTATATAAAGATGGAAGAAGACATCATTATGATAGTAAAGAGTTAAAACAACACATTATTAGGCAATACTATTATGTAACTTTAAGTATTGATGGCAAATCAAAGAATTTTAGAGTTAATAGGTTAGTTGCAGAATGTTTTATAGAAAATCCATATAATTTACCTATAGTGAATCACAAAGATGAAAACAAGTTAAATAACTCTGCAGACAATTTAGAATGATGTACTGCCAGTTATAATAATACATATAATGATTCTCATTTAAAAAGAGGTGTTAACTTACAAAACAAACGAAGTAAAAAAGTTTACCAATATAGTTTAGATGGAACTCTTATTAAGATATGGCCTTCTATAAGAGAGATACGTAGAGTAAAAGGATATGATAATGGTCAGATAAGTAAGTGTTGCAATAATAAATTAAAAAATAATATTAGCTATGGGTATATTTGGAAGTATTCTATTGATTAATTTTATAGTAATAATATATGTAATGTCTGGTATAGATGTTCTAATTAGAAAGAAGATATGGGAGCGTTTATATGGTAAAATGCCTTTTAATGAGAATTGGATGTCTAAACCTTGAGGATGTGAGTGGTGCTTAGGAACTTGAATAGGTCTTATAAGCTTATTTTGGTTGGGATTTACTCAGATAAATATATTCTTAGTGCTAGTTATTGCTTTTTATAATTTTATTATAAAGGATTGTATGATTCTAATTAAAGATATGATTACCAAACTAATAGATATAGTTTATAAATACTTGGATTAAAAATAATATATTTTAAATAAAAATGAAAGAATTAACAAAAGAACAGTATGAATATTTAAGTAAATTCGATAATAGGTTTAAATGTGCTGTTAGAGCTAACTATTGTCGTAACATCCAAAAAGAAGATACTGAAAGGATGAGAGCTATTTATGAGGAACTAATAGAGCAGCCATATAAAATGAATATAAACTGCGGAACTTGTGTTCTTAACCTTATAAAGAGACTTGGAGTTTATTACTTTGAATATGTTGAAAAACTAAAAACTATTGAGGATGAAGGAGCAAATAAAGAAGAAAGTAGGGAGACCGAAAAAGGCAGAGGTAGAAAAGGAACAAATAGACGAAGTAAAGACTAAATATCTTTATGCTGCAAGGTTATTTAACAAAGGATGGTCAAGGAATAAAGTAAGTGAAGAACTTCAAAGTAAATATAATGTAAGCCAATCAACGGCTGCAAGATATATTGGAGAAGCTTATAAGATAATTGCTGAAAAGAATGATAACCTTATAAAAAATCTTAGACATATACAATTATCAAGATTGGAATCATTACTGGATACTGCTATTAGTAAGGGAGATATTAGAGCTGCAAATGAGATTATTAAGACTATAAATAGTATGTTTGGATTAAATCAACCTGAGACTATTGTAGCTATTCAGAATAATGAAGTCCAGTTTAAATTTGGAGATCCAATTAACAATGACAAAAATATATAAAGGATATAGCCCATTTATCTATCAATTAAAGGTACATACTGCTTTAGAGCACTCTTATAGGTCTGGAAAAATATTTACTGTAAAAGCAAAGAGACAATGTGGTAAATCCTTTATGGCAGAAAATGAACTATTACGATTTTCAATTAACTATCCTGGAAGTATTAGCTGTATTGTTGAACCAACTCTTACTAACTCCAGAAAGATATTTAAAGAGTTAGTAAAGGCATTAGATGGCACAGATATTATTAAGAAAAAGAATGAATCTTTGCTTGAGATTGAATTTACTAATGGGAGTGAAATACTATTTAAATCTGCTGAGCAAAAAGATTCATTACGAGGATTTACAGTTAGTGGAATATTAGTAATTGACGAAGCAGCTTATATATCAGATGAAGTATACGAAATTTTAACACCTATAGCTGATGTATGAAATGCTCCAATACTTATAATTAGTACTCCAAGGTTTAGAGAAGGATTCTTTTATGAATGCTTTAAAAAAGGCTTTGATGGTAATTTTAGTAAATATTATCAATCCTTTGATTGAGCATTAGAAGATACTTCTATGCTGTTAAGTGAGGATAAACTTGAAATGTATCGCCTTACAACCTCCAAAAATAAATTTAGAACTGAATATCTTGGAGAGTTTGCAGATGATGATGGTTGCCTATTTAATAATATAGCTAACTGTATAATTGATAAAAAACCTGAATATCATAATCTCTATATTGGAGTTGACTGGGCTACTGGTTCTGGTAAAGACTATACTTGTATTACAGCTTTAAATGAAAATGGGCAGATGGTCTTTATAAAGTATTTTAACAACAAAACTCCAACAGAACAAGTTGATTTACTGACAAATATATTTACTGAGTATCAGGGATTTATAAAGATAGTTCAAGTTGAACAAAACTCAATAGGTTCAGTGTTTTATGATATTCTTGTAAAAAGGAATCCTAAATTACGGATAGTTAAGTTTTTAACTACTAATAAGTCTAAAGCAGCTATTGTAAATAAGCTACAAGCGGCATTAGAAAATGAAAAGATTGGTATTTTAAAGGATGATAAACTATTAAATGAATTAAGACTATATGAAGCCAGTTATAATCCAAAGACTGGAAATGTATCATATAATGCTCCATCTGGATTTAATGATGATACTTGTATATCTTTAATGTTAGCTTATGATGCTTTAAATACAAATAAAGGAACTTATAATATTGCAATTAAATAATGATAAAGAATTGGAATGAAATGGATTTATCTCATTATAAAAGACTGTTTGAGATAATACGAAAAGACTGGGAAAATGAATTAGATATGAATTTAGCTATGGTATCTGTACTTAGTGATATACCTATAGAAGATATAACTAATATGGAAGTAAACAAGCTACAAGAGTTTATAAATAATCTTAAATTTATAGAGACTCCATATAAGCCAAAAACCCCAGAAACTACTTATAATATTGGTAATAAAGAATATAAAGTCTTTTTTAATGTTAATAAGATGACGGCCAGTCAATATATTGACTTTCAGAATTTTTATAAGCAGTATGATGATTTTATGCCTAATCTGGCAGCTTGTTTCTTACTACCTAATGGAAAGAAGTATGGAGAAGATTATGACCCTATTGATGAGGCAGAATTCTTAAATACCCATCTAACAATAGATATATTTTCAGACATAATGTTTTTTTTTGTAAACTTATTGCAAGTATCAACGCTGAGTACCCTACACTCTTCGGAAAGGGAGATGAAGAAGAGACTAAGGAAAACAAGGGACAAACTGGAAAGGAGGAAACTTCTGAAGAGCTTAATACAGACGAGACGATTAATCCTTTTACTCAAAAATGAAGCTGAATTATCTGAATAGATAAGGTAAGTGAAGTTACCAGATTTAATTGGCACCAGATATATGATATGCAGATTAAAGAGTTTCTTAACATTATATGCTATGTTATAGATAAAGCTAATGAAGAAAATAGACAGATTGAAGAATGAAAAAGAAAACATTAACTGTAACCTTTTTACTCATATTTGGTACTAAGATAATATAAAAAAGTTACATATAAAATAGGGAGTAAACCTCCCTATTTTCATTAACTACTAATATATAAAATAATATATTTTAACAAAAATGAATATTCAAGAATTAAAGTTCTCAAATTTAAGTGAGCTATTAAGGAAGTGAGGAGATCTTATAATTTCTCTTTATAGACAGGAATTAGTTAAAACCAGATCTGATGACACTGGAGCATTAGGTAATAGTTTAAACTATATAGTTGAGACTCAAGATGGAGACTATGAGGTTAATTTTAGCTTATTAGATTATTGAGAATATGTTGAAGAAGGCAGAGCTGCTGGTAAATTTCCTCCATTATCTGATATAAAGAGTTGGATTAAAACTAAGCCAGTAATTCCAAGACCTTATAATGGCAAGTTACCTACTGTAGATCAACTTGCATATTTAATTGGAAGAAAGATACATCTTCAAGGAACTCAAGGTAAACATCCATTATCAAATACTATAGAATATATAGAAAATAACTATATGGAACTTCTTGATGATGCAATTACAAAAGATTTAGAAACACAAGTTGATAATGTATTTAAAAACTTTTAAAAATGGCATTTATACCAAGTAAATTAGGAATATATAATGCATCAAGGAGTTTTCCTGTTAAATGGAATAATCCTGGATGGGGAATTACTGGAGAATATGATTATTGGACTTGGGGAGATGATTATACTGAAGAAGGGCCTTTAGAGGTAACTATACAAGAGCCTAGTACTTCTGGATGTACAATACAATTTTTATCTCCTACAACAATAACTACTGATTCTTCTACTGTATTTCATTTTTATCCTAGAGGTATTACTACTGCTTTATTAGGGGAAGATTTACCAATTAATTTACATAGTAAAGCTCCTGGATATTATCCTGCTAATGGCACCATTAAAGTACCAAATACTGGTGGAGAATATACAGTAGAGTATATATTAAATAGATCAGATATTATTAAATGAGATGCAGCAGTTGTTAATGCTACAGCTTTAGTTAATATGGAAGTTCTGGATTGAGATTCTTGCTCTATTAAGTTTAAAGTTACAGTAAGAGCTAATACTCAATGAAATACTGATTTAACTGCAACTATCCAATTAGGGGCTTATTATGATACTAATAAACTTATTAGTTATAGTTATGGCTTTAAGATTGAAAAGAGTAATACTCCTGAAGATTTAAAGTTAGTAGTAACTCCTTCTTCTGGAACTTATGGAGCAGCAGCTTTTGTTACTGAAGAATTTCATTTAAGTACAACTAAAACAGAAGAAACTATTACTTCATTTAATGTTACCTGTCCACAAGCTAGTAATATTAAAAAGGATATTATTGATAACTACTTTGTATTAACTGTTCCAGAGAATAAAACTACTAATAATTTGGAGTTTAGTGCAATGGTTACTGCAACAACTTCTGGAGGTTATAATCTTGAAGCTACAGTTCCAATTAAACAAGCTGCAACGTATTTAGTGATTCCTAATACTAATTATGAAGTAAGTTGGACTGCATCTACATTAAATATTATGGGAACAGGTTCTAATAACTTAGATGATGTTGTATTTAGTATTCCTGTAGGTTGGATTAGTGGACAGAAGATAACTGTAAATTCTCAAGGTGTAGCAACTATTAGTTTGAACATTGCAGAAAATTCAGGATTATCTTCAAGAAAAGCAACCATTGGAGTATCTGTTATAAAGAATAGTTCAAGTATTATTAATTTATCTATTAATATTACACAATCTGTTAAATCTGATATATCTCCTATTTGGAAAGATTATGTTTGGGAAGAAATTATCAGTTCTGATTTTATTGAATATCATCTAGATTATGCAGGAGAAATGGTGTATGCAGGTAAAGCTTATAAATATCCTGAAACTGATAGAGTAGAGTTTTTATTAAATAATGTTGCTGAAAATTATCTATCTAACGGTATTATATTTAATACTTCTAAAACTATAATATCTCCAGAATATTTGAAACCATTTACATTAATAACTTCATCTGGAAATGAAAAACCAATTACTTTTTTCAATGATTGGAGTTATAAAGATAGAGATTTGACTAAAGGTACTATGTTAAGTGATCCTATTACTGGTTTAGTTGATCCAAGACAATATTTAGTAGCAAGTTGAATTTTACCAACTGGAACGGGAGTTGTTAATAGATTTTTTTATGTAGATGGAACATCAACTGCTATAGATATTAGTTTAAATTCTGGAATTAATGGATATACATATACAGAAGATTTAAGCAATAAACTATGGCCTTGTGGGAGCTATTTAATAGTAGGATTTGTAGAAGACGGAAATATTAGTGATAGACAGATTAGATATGATATAGATACTACAGGTAAAGATTATGTGTTATATTATACTAATTCAGCAGGAGGGTGGGATTCATTACTTGTTGAGGGTAATGTTAAAAAGAATGATGAGATTAAATCTGAAACATATACTCGCAAGGTATTAAATACATCTCAAGAATTTGCAAGGAATAAGTATTTAAATACTATAACTTCAAGCTGGATTCTTTATACTGGTTATTTAAATGATATTCAAGCTTCTAAGATGTTTAATCTAATTGAGAGTACCAAAGTATATTTGCATAATCTTAAAGATAATACTATTACTCCAGTATTAATTACAGATACAAATTGTGAATATAAAACTTATACTAATCAAGGTAAGAATAAGTTCTACTATACAATTAATGTAGAAGCTTCTCAAGCTACTTATCGTAAATAATTATGAGAAAGAATATTAAATTATTTATTGCAGGAAAAGAAGTACATTGTTCTGAAGGCATATCATTATCAATGACTTATACTGTAGAAGATTTTCAGAATCCAACAATAGTAAAAAATTCATTCAGTAAGACTATAAGCATTCCAGGAGACAAAAATAATAATAAGATATTTGGAGAGATTTATAAGTTAGATAGATTTCTTCATATAAAAGAAGGTAATTTCTCTGGAGTATATTTTGATCCTTCAAAAAGAGTTGACTTTGGAATCTATAATAATGGATATTTAGTTGAATCAGGATATATGCAGTTAAATAGCATCTCTATAAAGCAAGCAGTTATTACTTATAATATTACTTTATATGGAGGATTGGGAGATTTCTTTTATGGACTTAAATATAAAGAAGATGGCACTATTAGAACTCTAGCTGATTTACAATACTTTGTAACTGGTGAAGATGGTAATGTACTTCCTACCGATACTGAAATGAATTTCTACATTAATAAAGATTTTGTAAATACTTGTTTTAATTGGAGTAAAGTAAATGACGGAAGTCAAATTTATGATTTTTTAACATTTATTCCTGCATATAACGGTTTATATGAAAACTTTGATAATGAAACTTGTTTAATAAATACTAATGGAGATAATTTATTTCCTACTAGTAAGACCGATTCAGGAACTACATACACACCTTATAATGGATATGGATTAGCTAAATTAAATAGAGCATATACAGAATGGGAGATGAGAGACCTTAGAAGTTATATGCAAAGGCCAGCATTAAAATTAAGTAAGTTAATTGAAACTATATGTAGAAAAGAGAATTCTGGATACGATGTTATAATGGATCAAGATTTCTTTAATTATTCAAATCCATATTGAAATAAAGCGTTTGTTGCATTACCTTTACTAGGATCTACTGAAGATGAAGAATCAGATAATATTACAGAGAATGCTAAACTTACTAAATATAATGATTTGTTTTGGTGTGGATTAAAACCTGGAGGAACAACTACTTCAGTAAACTGAGGAAGATTTAGTGTTACAGGGAGTGATGTAATAGTACCTGGTGAAGGACAAGTAATTGATTTATCTGCAACTCCAGCTAATACTCTTGTTAATATTAATGTTGATTTTCAGTTATTCTATAATGCAAATGTTTCTGCAGGTAATGATTTATACCTATCCTATGTATTAAATGGAAGATATGGAAATGCAGATTATACAAATCATCCTTATAGAACCTCAGTAACAGCCCAAATATTAATATATGATGCTGAGGATACTGGAAGTAAACCTATTGCATATTCTCCTTTATATAACTTTACAAATAAAATAAATACTCAAGTTCAATCTGGGCCTGGCACTTGGTTTAATTATTATCCATTAACTGATGCACCTGTAGAAGCTATTTATGGGCATTTTGTAAAAGATAGTGGAAATAGGTATTATTTCAAAAGTGATAATAATACTAATACTTTCAGATTTACTGTAAAAGATATGCCTAAAGTTAATAAGATTTTAGTAAATATACAAATTGCAAGAAGAACTGAAAATTTATATAACCAAGATGCTGTATGACAGTCAGATAATATGCATCCTAATAATGTCACAGCAAATAGAGTTGCTGGATGGTCAGAATTTTTATATGATGAAGATCAATATACGCTAAAAGCGTCTTGGCCTTCAGCAGTTACTTCTGATGCTTTAATTACTAAGCAGAAATTATTAAAGACAGAACAATCTCCTGCTGATTACTTATTAAGTTATGCAAAACTATTTGGATTATATTTTACAAAAGATATTGATAGTAAAACAATTAGAATATATACTAGAAATAATTTCTTTAAGAATATAATCTCTGATTGGAGTAAAAGGATTGATTATTCTAAAGACTTCAATGTAAATCCAATATTATTTGATAAGAAGTGATACACTATGTCATTAGAAACTCCAGAAACATATTATGCCAAGAAATATGATAGACAATATGATATAGATTATGGTCAGCAAAGATTAAACACTGGATATAATTTTAATAGTGATAATACTGATTTATATTCTGGAAATATATTTCAAAATGTAGTATCAGCAAGAGATGCAGATAAGTATTTTAGAAATTTCTTTAATTCTGGAAATACTTATGTACCTGCATTTATGAATGATAATATTACATATAGTTTATTTAATAGAACTTCTACAGAAGTAAAGACTAATGATCAGGATTTATATGGAGCTAATTTTATAGACCAAGGTAAGACTACAGAATGGTGGGATGTTCCTGGAAATGATATATTTGCAAAAACTTGTTTTTATACATTAGATAATAATGAACAAAGTCTTGAAGAGATAAAAAGTACTTTATTATTTTATAATGATGATGTTAATATGAAAGATATAAATGGTAATCCTATTTATTATTGGATTACTGATGATGTTACAGAAATGTCAGTTCTTAATGATGGAGAACCTTGTTATATCTATACTAATAGTGAAAATAATTCTGCAGGACAAAAAATAGCTATTAGAAGAAACATATTACCACAATTTATAAGATACACTATTTCTAGTAATTTTATATCTTCATCTTGAGATTTTGGGGTTCCAAGAGAAATATACATTGATAAAGTTAGTTATTTAGAACAATCTACTTTATATAGTAGATTCTGGAATGAGTTTTATAATGATCAATTTGATGTAAATACTAAAAAAGTTACCTGCTTTGTAAGATTGGATGATTTAGATGTTAAGTATGATTTACTTAGACAGTTCTATTATTTTGAAGATTCTTACTGAATACTTAATAAGATTGATGCTTATGATATTAATTCAGATTCTACAGTTAGATGTGAATTTATTAAAGTTCAAGATATTAATAGTTATTTAGCTGGAGTTCAAAATTTAGGTGAGTATATATCATTTGACGATTCAGATCCAATAGTAGATTATAAAGCTGGGACTAAAAAGATTACAGTTACTTCTAATATTCCTTGAGAATTAGGATGATATAGTCCAAATGAAATTGTAAGCATTACACCTGAATCTGGGCAACCTGGAGAAACAGAATTAACAGTTACTTATAATGAGAATACTAAATATGACCAAAGAAGTTTCTACTTTAGTCTTTATAAACAAGGAGGCGTAGGTAGTCCTAAATGTATGTTTACTCAAACTCCAGACCCAAATAAAGCTATTCTTATTACAGGCAAATTAGAAACTCCAAGTGGCACTATACCAACTGGGGTAAATCAGATACTTACAGAAAACGATAACTTCTTGAATGTGGCTTATATGCAGGATAATGGAAATTATAGAATATATGCTCAAAAAGGTGTTCAGTTTAAATTTGAAGTGACTGATGAACCTACAGGAACAGTTAAATATACAGAGAATTTAACACTAACAGAAGATACTGTTAAAAATATTACAATCTAATGGCACAAACAGAAATTAAAAAAGTAATTAGTATTGATACTAAGTCAAGTAATAAGTCAATAAACTCTTTAAAGAAAGATATTGACGCATTATCTAATTCGCTGAATGATTTAGAGATTGGTACTAAGGAATATAATGAAACTCTTTCATTACTTGGTAAGAGACAATCAGAATTCAATAAAATTAATGAGCAGATAGCAAGATCTTCAAGAACTACTGCTCAAAGGTTTGAAAGTGTAGCTAAAATATCCACTGGTTTGGCCAGTGGATATGGAGCTGCAACAGCTGCCATTACTTTATTTGGGAAAGAATCTGAAGATTTAACTAAAGTAATGGTTAAGTTACAGTCATCTATTGCATTAGTACAAGGTATTGGAGGTATAAAAGATTTATTAGAAGAATTGCCTACTTTAGGTAATTGGTTTAAGAAATTAACTGATTTTATCTCTCCATTTAATACAGGGTTGAATAATGCTGCCAAAAATCTTAATCAGATTGATGCATCTAAGCTTAATGGCATTGGCACATCTGTTGGTAATGTTGGAACTGAATTAGGTAATATCTCTAAAGTAGTCAAGGATTTAGAAGGCACCAATATTAATTTTAAAGGAGGTATGATTCAAGGAGTAATGGGCACTCCTGCTGAAATATCTGCTACTAATAAGAGTGTATCTAATACGATTCCGATTATAGGTAAATTAGGAGAAACTGCAAAAAAGTCCTTTGAAGAAGTAAAACCTACATTTACTACAGTTGCTGAATTTTTAAAGGAAGCAGCAAAAGAGACTGGAACTCCAGCAGAGAGAATGCAGAAAGCTGCTAAACGTTTAGGTGTAGATCTTGCTGAATTAAAGGAAAATGTAGAAAAAGGCATTCCAACTTTGCGAAAAGGGGCAGAGGCTCAGAAAGCAATGGCTGAAGCTTCAGAACAAGCTGCTTCTGGAGTAGGTAAAGTTAAAACTGCACTTAAAACTATTGGTAATGTAACTGTATGAATTGCATTAGCTACAGCTATTGGATTAGCTATTAATAAGATAATAGAGTATATATCCTCAATAAAATCAGCTGAAAAGGAGGCTGCTGAATTTAGAAAGTCTATTACAGATACTACTAATCAGATTGCTTCTAAATCTATAGCTATCTTTAGAGAGTTACAAATAGCTTACGAAAGGGTTGGAGATTCTGCAGATGCTAAGCGTAAGTTTATAGAGCAATATTCCGATAAGATTAAAGAGACTGGTTTAAATATCACTGATGTAAAGACTGCAGAAGATGCGTTTGTAAATAATACTGGTAATTATGTAGAAGCATTAACTGCAAGAGCAAAAGCTCAGGCTATTGAACAGGCTGCAATTAAGCTTTATGAGGAGTATTTAAATAAACGTACTGAACTGGAGAATCAAATTTCTGATACAAGTTTTGGAGAGGCATCTGCTTGGCAGGCTTTTAAAGCTACAGCAATGTTCTGAAAAGATTATTCAAATACAATTTATGAGTATACAAAGCAAAATAAAGAGAATACTTATAAACAGTTGGATGATTTAAATAAAGACATTGAGAAAAGGATTAAAAAGCTATTTGAGGATGTAGCAGATACTAATAAAAAGTATGGTGGGTTCTTTAATATTCCAACTATTACAAAGAACACTACTGAAGCTAAGAAGGTAATAAATGAATTTGATGAATGGCTTCAAAAGAGATTAGAGGATAAAGACCCAGTAGATGAACTTGAAGATGAATATATTAGACTATTAGCATTAGCTATTAAGTATAATAGGGGAATTGAAGAGGTAGAAGCTTGGCATCAAGAAGAGCTGAAGAAAATTAGAGATAAGGCTAGAGAAGATGAAGAAAATGCAAGAAAAAGTGCTGCGGATAAAGCTTGAGATGATCTGCAGACTGAGTTAAAAAGAATGCGCGAGGCAAGGTATGATGTAAAAGATACATCTTTAGAAATTCCTAAAACTCAATATACACAAGGATTTGCCAAAATATTTGGATTAAGTGGTGAGTTCTCTTATTCAAGCAAAAAAGACATAGAGGGATATAAAGATCGTTTATTAGGAACAGATACTGAAGAAGGTTCTATAGATAAATATCATAATCAAATAAAAACAAGATTGGAGGAGCAGAAGTCTTTTCTATTAAAACAATTAGAAAATGAGACTTTAACAGCTGATCAGAGAAAACTTATTAAACTAGAATTAGATTCTATTGATGAGCAATTAACTGAAAATGAAATAGACAGAGAAAATAAGAAAAACAAAGTTAGAGAAAATGTTAATAAGCAATATCAAGAATCTATAAAAGCTCGCCTTGATCTAGCATCAAAGGTTGCAGGAAGTATGGCAACTATATGAGGAGAGGAAAGTAAAGTAGGTAAAGGATTCGCAACAGCTCAAGCTTTAATTGATACATATAGTGCAGCTAACAGTGCTTATTCTGCAATGGCTGGTATTCCAGTTGTAGGTCCAGCTTTAGGTGCTGCCGCCGCTGCCGCAGCAATTGCAGCTGGTATAGCTAATGTTAAAAAGATCTGGGAAGTAGACGAAACTAGTGGAGCATCTGCATCTTCTGCTTCTGCATCTATTGCAGCACCTGCTGCTTTAAATACTGCTCCTGTAGAATATACTCGAAACTTACTTGGAGATAAAGAAACTGACCTTTTAAATGAACCTGTTAAGTGTTATGTTGTTGAATCTGACATTACTTCAGCTCAAACTAAAGTTGCAGTTACTGAATCTAATGCTTCATTCTAGAAATGTTTAATGTAACTTTTTTATTCTTATTAACTACAAAATATGAGTAAAAAGGTTACATTAGATATTCTAAAAATATTACAAATTTATAAAGTGCTATATATTAATAAAAATGGAAATTACTTATAATGATCTTCCATTATTTCAGGCAGTGATTACTGATGATTGTGATGGAATAGAATATGTTGCTTTAACAAGTAAACCAGCTACACAAGTTAACTGGGTTGCTTTTAGTAATTCTCAGAAGTTCTCAATGGATGAAGATAAGCATTTAGTAACATCTTGCTTAATGTTAAGTGATACTCCAATTTTCAGACGAGATGAGAAACTCGGAGAATACTACATACAGTATGATAAGGAAACTCTTCGTAAAATGGCAGAGAAGATGCTGTATGATAAGAGAACTACAGATGTAAATATTGAACATTTAGAAGATTCTGATTTAAATGGAATTACTCTACAAGAAATCTATGTAAAGGATATTAATAGAGGAATATCTCCAGTTGAATTCCAGGATGTTCCTGATGGTTCTTTATTTGCCACTTATAAAGTAGATAATCAAGTTATTTGGGATGCAATTAAAGCTGGTAAGTTTAAAGGGTTCTCAATTGAAGGTTTATTTACTTTAGAGAGAAAGTCTGATGAATATGACGAAATAAAAGAGATCCTTAATATGATTAAGAAGATAAAAAGAGTTAAACATTAAAATTATTAATTAAATGAGCAAATTCACAAGAATCAAGCTTGAATTGGCTAAAATGCTTGCAAAGTTCAGTGATATTAAAACTGATAAGGCAGTACTTACTTGGGATTCAGATGAAGACTTACGCGCTGGTATGGATGTATATGTTCAGGATGAGAACGGAGAATACAAACCTGCTGAGGATGGTGAGTATGTAACTGAGGATGGAAAGACAATTGTTGTTAAAGACGGTAAAGTAGAGTCTGTAACTGATCCTAAAGCTGAGGTTGATCCAGAAGAAGCAGCTAAAGCAGAAGTTGATGCTGCTTGTGGAAAACGCAAGGTAGAAACTGCTGAAGAGCCAGTTGATCCTGAAGTAGCTACTGATGGTGACAAAGAAACTGTAATTGATGCAATTCATCGCGAAATTAATGAGCTTTATGACATTGTTGATAAGCTTGTTAAGAAAGTAGCTGAATTAGAGGGTAAATCTGAAGCTACAGAAAAGACGGTTGAAAAGATGAGCAAAATGAGTGCTGCATTTTCAGCTGAGGAACAGATAGAAGGTAAAGCTTCAATAATGACTGGCAATCCTGTTATTGATAAAAAGCTTAAAAATATCCAAGGAATGTTTGAGTAATGTACCATTATATTTATGAAATTCAGCCTTTAATGCCTGGATGGGAAAACACTTACTATATAGGCAAGCATAGTACTGATGAAGATCCATTTAATAATAGCTATGCAGGAAGTGGCACTATTCTTACTAATTACTATAGTAAATATGGCAAGATTAAAGATGTTACTTACAGAAAAGTTATAATTGAATTTAATGATTCTTCAAAAGATAATGCTTTAAGAGAAGCTGATATTATAGGCGATTGTTATAACACCGATAAGAGATGTTTAAATCTTAAACCAGGAGGTTATGGAGGAATGACTCCAGAAATAGCTATTAAAATATCAGAATCTTGCAAAGGTCGTAATCCCTGAAATAAACACAAAACGGGAGTATATAATGCTGAAACTACAGAAAGACTTAAAAATATAGCTATAAATAGAGAGTTTACTTCAGAGACAAGAAAAAGGATGTCTGAATCTCATATAAATAAAGGTACTAAATCAATCATTATGCTAGATTTAGAAGGAAATATAATTAAAACTTATCCTTCAATTAAAAATGCTGTTTTAGATGGATACTGTAAAAGCTCTATTCTTAGAGTATTAAACGGAAAATATAAACAGCATAAAGGTAAAATATTTAAGTATAACAATTAAAAAAATTTTTAAGTATGGCAAACCCCGTAATGACGAGTTTAACTAGTTACGTAGAACAGCGCAGGCTTCCATTGATAAAAGAGGCTGTATTAAAGGCTAAGAGTGCTTCGTTGTTCAATCTTCAAACTGACATCAAAACTAGTGCTGCTCTTAACCTGTTATCAACTGCTATTCAGTTTGGCGATGGCCTAGCTTGTGGTTGGGATGAAGCTGGAACTCAGACTCTTTCTCAGAGAATTCTGGCTACTGGTAATATTAAGATCAATATGGCATATTGTGATAAAGAGATGCTTAAATACTGGACTCAGTATCAAGTACGAGTAGCTGCTGGTCAGAAGACTCTTCCTTTTGAAGAGGATTTCGTAAATGCAGTAGTTGAGAACGTTAAGGCTGCTATCGAGACTGCTATTTGGCAGGGTGATACTACTTCTGAAACAAATAACCTGAAGTATTTTGATGGTCTGTTAAAGATCTTAAAAAATGCTGAAGGTACAGTTGATGTAGTAATTACTGGAGCATCTGTTTATAATGACATTATGGCTGTTTATAACGCTATTCCTGAGAAGGTTCTGGATGGTGCTTCTATCTTAGTTGGTAGTGATACTTTCCGTAAATTTATCCAGGAGTTAGTTGCTAAGAACTACTACCACTATAGTGGTGAGAATCTTAATGGTGAGATTATGCTTCCTGGTTCGCAGGTTAAAGTAATCGCTGTTAATGGTCTTAATGGAACTGATAAGATTGTTGCTGGTCAGTTAGATAAGAACTTCTTCTATGGTTGCGATATGATGAACGATGAAGAGAAGTTTGAATTGTGGTATTCACAAGATTTCCGCGAATTTAGATTAGCTATTGAATTTAACGCTGGCGTACAGGTTGCATTCCCTGATGAGGTAGTTCTTGGTGCCAAAGCCTAATTTCAATAGAGTTTAACTTTAAATAAGATTGAAATTATATGGCTTGTTTAATAACTATCGCTGGTATTACCCTGGATTGCGAATCTTCGCTTGGTGGTATCAAACAGGTATGGATTACTCAGTACGATAATGTTAAGAGTGTAACTGTAGATGATGAGACTAATCAAATCTCAGCTATTACTCTTGAGGCAGATGCTAAATGGTATAATTACCAATTCCGCAAAGGTACTGGTTCTCTAACCTCAACATTGAACGTTGACGAAACTGCAGGAACCAACTATGTAAGTAATGAGCTTGCTCTTGTATTTACAAAGATGGAGACTAAGAAAAGAATCGAGATTGCTGCTCTTTCTATTGGACAACTTGTAGTTGTTGTAGAAGATTCTAATGGCAAATACTGGTTCTTAGGAAAAGATGACTATGTAAGCGCTTCCGCTGGTACGGGTGTTACTGGTACTGCAAAAGGTGATCAGAACGCTTATACGCTGACTTTAGCTACTGACTCTGAATCATATCCTTATGAGTTGAGTGCTGAAGCTATTCAAAGTGTTGTAGGTGCTTAACAACAGAAGAGGGGCGAGTATTAATTTACTTGCCCCTTATTTTGTTTATGGACAGATAATTAACTATTTATATTTTATAGAAAATGGCTATTAAATATACAACACCAGAAGTGGCAAAATTATCAGAAGAACAGAAAGCAATAGCTACTAATAAAAACTGAGTATTAGCGTAATGGAACATTTACATATTGAAACTAGCATATTTATAAAGTTATACTCTGATGAAGGATATTTTATCACTTCATATAAAGAAGGTGATGATATTAAAGAGTATAGTGCATCAACTATTTTATATTGCCCTTTAACCTTTGATATATCTATTTATAGGGTTATTGATGCAGAAACAAATGAAAGATATTTAAAAGAACAAGAGGAATCTTATAAAAATAAATAATATGGCAAACGAAACTGAAAAGACAATTCTTCCTTATCTTAATGTCCTTGAAGTCGAAACAATAGATAAGTCAAATGTGACTAAAGTTATTGTTATTGACAAGGATGATGAAGTTAAGGTTATGGATGGTTCTCAGTTAGCTACTAATAGCTATTTTGATCTTCAGGATAAACCTGAGATCAATGGTATTGAGTTAAATGGTAATATGACTTCAGAAGAGTTGGGATTAGCGTCATCTGAAGATATTGTTACTATTAATTCTGAGTTAGAGCAAATAAAGAGTACTATTCCAAGTGCTGAAAATATTGATAATCAGATAACTGAACGATTAGCTGATTATCCAACTAAAGAAGAGGTTACAACTGAAATTTCAGATGCAGTTGCCAATAAAGCCGATAAATCTGAGATACCAACAAAAACTTCACAATTAACTAATGATAGTGGGTTTATTAGTAGCTTAGATGGATATGCTACTGAAAAATGAGTTGAAGATAATTATCTTACAAAAGAAGCTACTGAAAGTGCATTAAATTCTAAACAGAATAAATTAAACCAAGGTGATGGTATAGTAATTGAAGAGAATACTATTTCTGCAGATTATAATACTATTCGTAACATACCATCTTTAAATGGAACTGAATTATCTGGAGCAGCTTCAATCGTACCTGCCATTAATATTCAATCAGTCCCATCTAAAGTTACTTTAGCTCCTGTATTTGGTAATCAAACTGGAGAAGCAGTTGAACTTCCAATATATAATACAGAGACTAACCAAGCTGGTATTGTTAATGGTCCTCTATATGCACAATTAGCAGATAAATATACCAAAGCTGAAATTGATGCTTTAAATACAGCTATTAATAAAGAGATAGCTTCAAAACAGGAAACGCTTACAGCAGGAAAGAATATATCTATTATAGATAATGTAATCTCTGCTTTTGAGAATCATTTCTTACTTAATTTAGATGAGAATGATCCTGTAAGACAGAAACATATCTATGACTTTATTAGAACTAATCTGGACTTCTATTTATTCTGCCAGATTACATATAAAGGTGATATTATAGTTATTCCTGTTGCAACTATTGAGCATCCCGAAACTATTGATTTATATGGCTATTATTTCCAAGATAATGATGTATTAGTAGTTATTAATGCAATCTTAGTAAATAATGGTAATATGACTGTTAAAGTTACTGAGGTTGATCTTACTAATAAAGGATATACTAAAGAAGAAGTAGATGCCAAACTTGAGGAAAAACAAGGAGTATTTGCTCCTCAAGCTCCATTAGCTTTTAATGGAGATAAGACTCAGTTATCTGTAGATTTATCTGGATACCAACCAGTTGGTGATTATGCAACTAACGATTCAGTTAATGAGGAAATTGAGACTCTAAGATCTTCTTTACAAAGTAAGATTGATGCAAAACAAGATAAAGGAGATTATGCTTTAAAGAGTGATATTCCAACTAAAGTTAGTGAGCTTACTAATGATTCTAACTTTGTAACTGAAACAGAGGTTTCTGGAGATTTAGCAGGTAAAGCAGATAAGACTTATGTTGATGAGCAGCTTGCTACTAAACAGCCTGTAGGAGATTATGCAACAAAAACAGAACTTGCTAACAAAGCAGATTCTTCTGTAGTAGAATCTCTATCTACTCAAGTAGCAACTAATACTTCAGATATATCAATTATTAAAACAAAACAAGAAGAAGATGGAGATAAGATAGATGCTCTTGATAAAGAGATGGCTACTAAGCAAGATTTACTTGTAAGTGGTACTAATATTAAAACAATCAATAGTCAGTCTTTACTTGGAGAAGGTAATATATTAATCAATAGGGGTTCTGATATTCCTTTCTTATTCATAAATTCTTCGACTCATATTTCTGGAAATTTTTCTGCTGTTAAGAATGCTATTGCTCATAAAAGACCATTTGAGCTTTATTATGTAAATATTCTAGGTTATGATGATATAGCAGCTCCAGAAGTATGTTTTGTTTCAGGAGAAACTATTCAAGCTACTTTCCATTTTGAAAGTACTACAGCTAATCATACTATAGCGCAGACTACTATTACTCCTACTGGTGTAACTGCTGCAACTAGTTTTCACAGTTATGTTGGTTCTGGAACTGGAACTCAGCCTCAAATAAATACTATTACAGTTCTAACTCAAGCAGAGTATGATAGATTATCTACTAAAGATCCTAATACCCAATATTTAATAATAGAATAATATGAATATTAGAGATGATTTAAAAGCATTTTATGTAGGTGACAGACGAGGTACTGCTATTTATGTTGGCAGTACCAAAGTCTGGCCTACCAGTATTTGCTCCCCTATAGTATTTAAAAGTAATGATTTTAAGCAATTAGTTATAGATAATATATTTCCAGGACAGGCTGAAATTACTGATTGTGATGCAAATACTGTAGATACTTGATATGTTAAAGGTAGTGGTAGTGGTATATTTTACAGTTTATTTGAAAGTATTCTTATTGAAGATGCATCTGATATGGTGTATTTTCCAAACGCAAATAAAGGAGCAGCAAATGGTTTATTTTATGGGTGTACAAATTTAAAAATAATTCCTAATATACTATCGAATTTCGCACATTTTGGACAAACATTTCAATTATGCTCATCGTTAGTATCTGTACCAGATATTAATAATACACAAGCTATTAATTATTATAATATGTTTGACGGATGTTCATCTTTAAAAACTGCTCCTAATATAAATATGGATAATGCCATAGATGTTGAGTATATGTTTAGGGGATGTATCAGTTTAGAATCCGTTCCATTGTATAATGCAGAAAACTGGCAAAATTACCGAAATATATTTGATTCTGGGCCTTTTTCTTATTTGACAGATTTAGGAGGGTTTACTAATATAGGTAAGAGTACCAAAGTGGACATATTAAATTTATCAAATTTACCTGCATTAACAAATCAATCAATAAATAATGTTATAGATGGATTATATGCTACAGATGAAAATTTGATTATTAAATTTCATCAAACTGTGTATAACTCATTAACAGAAGAGCAAAAATCACAAATCACCAGTAAAGGCTGGTCAATAACATATTAGTATGAAAATTGAAATTAAAGAAAAATATAAAGTAGTTAGTCCAGAAGAAGGTTATGTACTTACTAACTATAAAGAAGGAATGGATATTAAAACATATAGTTCATTTACTGAATGCATCTGTCCTTTAAGTTGTAATTTAGAGCATCTATCAGAAATCTCTTTAGATAAGGATGCTGAATACAAAGAATTAGCTATTAAAGCTTCTAAAGAGTATGAGGAATCAATAAAAGTTAGATAATTATGATTATACTTAAAAATACTAAAAACACACAAACTTTCTATGTAAGTAAGAAATGTGGAATTGAATCTGGACAACTTCCTGTTGGTTCTTATACTAAGATTGAATCAGATGAAAGATTCCAGCCTAAAGGTAATTACATTTCCGAAGAGAAAGCAGAAGAGTTAATTAATACTAAAGTAACAGAAAGTATTGAAGATCAAGTTCCTCCTTTAGTAGATCAATCTATAGATGCTAAGCTTGTGCCAATTAATACTGAGATTACTAATCTTAAAGGGGAAGTTGAGGAGTTAGAAACTTCTAAAATGGAAGTATTTCAAGCAAATCAACCTCTATCTTTACATAGAAATGGAGAAGGTCTGCAATTATCTGTAGATTTAAGTAACTATGCAACTAAAGCAGAAATTCCTGATATTAGTGATTTTGCTACTAAAGAAGAAGTTGCACTTAAAGCAGATAAAAGTGAGTTATCTAATTATGTAACTACAGAGGCATATAATACAAAGATGACAGAGTTAGATGGAGAAATCTCAGCAATTAAAGCTCAGATTGGTAATATTTCAACTACTCTTGATACAATTAATGGTGAAATTCCAAATGAATAGAGTATTAACAAATTATCCTAACTATAGTGTATCTTCTACAGGAGATGTATATAGTAACCCATTGACTTTTAAAGATTCTATTGGAAGAACCAGAAAACAAATACATAAAAAGCTAAAACAGCATATAGATAAATATGGCTATAATTATGTAATTCTAGTATCTGGCTTAGATAAACCTAAAGCTATTAAAGTTCACAGACTAGTAGCAGAAGCATTTATTCCAAATCCTGACAATCTACCATATGTTAACCATATAAATGAAAATAAGACAGATAATAGGGTAGAAAATTTAGAATGATGTGATGCAAAGTATAATAATACATATGGAACTAGAATAAATAGATGTATTGATAAAATTAGTAAACCTGTAGGGCTATTTATTAATGATTTACTAGTTAAAACATATAAAAATGCAATTGAAACATCAATAGATGGGTATACTCATAGTAGAGTTATAGATTGTCTTAAAGGAAGAACAGACACTTATAAAGGGGTAAAATTTAAATATATCTAATATGGCAAATACAATTTCTGATAAATTAGAGTATCTTGAAGGCACTAAGAGTGCTATTAAAGATGCTATTATAGCTAAAGGTGTAGCTGTTGAGGATACTGCAACCTTTAGAAGTTATGCAGAAAAGATTGGGGAAATATCTGGAGGTGGAGGAGGTAAAATTGATTTATCTAAATTTCCTTTATCAATAGGATATAGTGATATCACTAAGTTTAGAGATGGTGGTGAAGCTAAATTAGGGGATTTGTTTGTACTAAATAAGTCAAGCTGAGAGTCTTTTTTTAATGGATGTTATGCTACTAGAGATGCTGAATTCACTTTTGATTGCCAAGGTAAAACCGCTGATTATTTGTTTGCTGCAAACCGAGATCCTAGTTATATAACAAAAATAACATTATTAAATGTGGGGGATCAGGGCATTAGTCTATTTGAAAATCAAACGCAATTAGTCGAAATAGATGCCGATTTACATTTAATTAATTACTCTAATGTATTTAAATATTGTAGAAGCCTAAAAGTTCTACCTAGACTTGATTTCTTTAATTCTGTACAAAATGAATTTACTTTTTCAAACTGTAGTAGCTTAGAAGAAATTCCTGATATAACTTGTAAAAGTGCTCCTAATAGTTCATTGATGTTTGAAAATTGTACATCATTAAAACGTTTAGGTAAAATTACAATAAGTGATTTACAGCCATTCTCACAATCTGCGTTTGGTTATACTTGATCTAGCTCTTATTATTTAAATAACTTAACAGATTTTGGTGGTGTAACTACACCACATAACTTGTATTTGAATAATCTTCCTGCACTTACATCTCAGTCGGTCGATAATGTTCTAGAAGCAGTATCAGATTTAACTGGAACTTCTACCCAAACTATTACATTTAATTCTACGGTTTATGCAGCTCTTACAGAAGAGCAAAAAGCTTTAGCTACATCCAAGAACTGGACATTAGCTTCTGCATAGTAAATTTAGGGAGATTTTATTCTCCCTATTTTTATGTTAATACATATACATAGTCTTTTATATTTTAAGAAAAAGATATGTAAATTAATGTAAAACTATTGCAAAATATGAATTATTCAATATTAATGCAGAATACTATTACTAAAGAAGTTTATGTATATAACTTAGAAAATCAGAATTATGCTGAAAATATCTACTATAAGTTTGATATTACATTATCTGATGATATGCCTGATGGTGAATATCAGTATATTCTGTTTAGTAACCCAAATAAACTTGAAGTAATTGTAGATGTAAATAATCCTATGCAGTCAGAGCTATATGGTAATCCAGTTATTCTGGTAACTTATGAAAATACTCTTACTACAGGAACACAGATATTAGTTGCTGGTAAACCTATACCTGTATTGAGTTCAGGACTAATAAGAGTTGGAGATTATCAGAATAATAAATACCAATACGATAAACAAAACAAATATATGGCTTATGAGCGAAAATAAAACAAAAGTACAATTAAGTGCAATTGATCCTGTTGTAGTGTCAAATTTAGTACTTCCTGTAGAATCGAGAAAAAGGGGTTCTGATTGGATTTCTTGGGGTGAAGATAATCGCTATCCATTATATCTATGGGATTTATACTTAAATGTAGCTACTCTTCAATCTATCATTAATGGGACTGCTGACTTTATTGTTGGTAATGATGTTAAATGCAATGCTCCAGGATTTGAAGTAACTGTAAATAAGAAAGGTGAAACTATTATGGATATTATGCGTAAAGTATCTAAAGATAAGATGATTTTTGGAGGATATGCTTTACAAATAATTAGAGATATGTTAGGTAGAGTTTCAGAGATCTATTATCTTGACTTTATGAAGATTCGTTCTGATGAAAAGAATGAAGTATTCTATTATGCCGATGATTGGTCTGCTTGGTCTATTAAAGCTATCAAATATCCAAAATTTAATTATTCAGATGATAATCCTACAAGTGTTGTTTATAATAAGGGCTATATAACAAGAAAAGTATATCCAGTTCCTGTTTATGGTGCAGCTATCCTATCTTGCGAAACTGAGAAGAATATTAATGAGTTCCATCTAAATTCTCTTCATAACGGATTTATGGGCAATCTTATCATTAACTTTAATAATGGACAGCCTACAGACGAAGTTAAAGAAGAGATTGAGATGAATATTAATGAGAAATTCTCAGGATTTCAAAATGCTGGTAGAGTTCTTATTTCATATAATGATGATGAGACAAATAAGACTACTATTGAGCGTTTAGACTCTGATGATTTTGATGAGAAATATAGTGCTTTATCTGAAAGAACAAGAGAACAGATATTCTGCGCATTTAGAGCTAATAGTGTACTTTTTGGCCTTAACTACTCAAGTGGATTCAACGAACAAGAATTTAATGAAGCTTTTAAACTTTATAATCGTACAGTAGTTAGACCAATTCAGGTCGAAATAGTAGATACATTTGATAAGATATTTGGAATGAAAGGTTCAATAACTATAACTCCTTTTAGCTTAACTCCAAATGGACAAGAAGATAGCAAACAAAATGTTGAATAATTATACTGTTTATTGCCATATAAATAAGTATAACAATAAGCTATATTTTGGCATTACTGGACAAAGTGTGCAAGATAGGTGAAAAAATGGATATGGATACTCTACTCAAGCTTACTTTTATAAAGCGATACAAAAATATAGCTGAGATGGATTTGAACATATCATAATTAAAGATAATTTACCAGAAACTTGTGCTAAGACATTAGAAAGGATATTGATACATAAATATAAAACAAATACTCCTGAAAATGGTTACAATATAACATCAGGAGGAGAAGGTACATACGGGTATTCTTTTTCTAATGAGAGTAGAGCAAAAATGTCAAATTCTAAAAAAGGTAAAACACCCTGGAATAAAGGAATCTATACTTTGGAAACACTTATTAAAATTGGAAATGCTTCCAAAGGACGAATTACTAGAGTTAAGCCTATATTAAGATTTGATATGAATGGGAATTTTATTGCAAGATATAATTCAATGAAAGAAGCTGTTAAATCAGTTAATGGAGAACGTTCTGGATTATATTTAGCTTTAAAAGAAAATAGACCTTATAAAAACAATAAATTTATTTATGATGGAACAACTTAACTATAGAAATGTACTGCTTATTTCAGAAGACTATATAAAGTCAAATTCTACATTAGATAACAATATATCGGGTAAATATTTACAAGCAGCCATCACAAGTGCTCAGGATGTAGAACTTCAGTCAACTATTGGTACTAAGCTATTGGAAGCATTACAAAAGAAATGTATTAATTGGATTGATCCTCATACCCCAGTTCATCCAATAGAACCTCCTGAGCCACTTCCAAGTGATTCTATTGATGATTCTGATAACTACAGATATAAAGAGCTATTAGACTATTATGTTCAGCCTTATTTACTTTATCAAGTACTTAGCGAGATAGTAATTCCTATATCTTATAAGCTTGGTAATTTTGGAGTTATGAGAACTGATGATGAGAAGGATATTGCTGCTGAAGCAAGTCAAGTAAATCAAATTAAGAAGTATTATAGAGATAAAGCGGATTTCTTTAAGACTCGTTTACAGGACTTTATAATTACATATTATAATGAATTCCCTGAGCTTTATACATATAAGCCATTAAAGGATATGTTTCCCAATCTTTACTCTAGCTCATCTTGCAATATTTGGCTTGGTGGAGCAAGAGGTAAAGGATGGAGCGTTAAACCTGGAGAGGGGCCTCTTCAAAGAGCTTATGATTTCCCTTCAAGTAATAATAAAAAGAGTAAGTAATTATGACCTACTATGAGATAATTAGCAATTTAAAAGCTTGTGCATTAGAAGAGCCAAACATCAATTTTGTAGGAAGTAAAGATATTTATGAGTTAAATAGCTTACCAACTATTGAGTATAATGTGTTCTATATAACACCTAATACTTTTAGTGTAGATGAAGATACTATTACTTACTCTTTAAACCTATACTTCGTATCAAGATGGGATGAGACTGATAACAACCAATTGGAGGAACAGTCAGCAGGTATGCTTGCACTGCAAAATATAATTAATCGTTTTAATAACCTATATCCAGAAGTTGAAATAGCTTATCCTTTAATTTATACTCCATTCTATCAAAAGTTCAAAGATATTACCTGCGGAGTGTTTGTTAGAGCTGATTTCCAAGTTGACAACACACTGGGTACTTGCACTGATGATATGTAATGGAAAATAAATTAAATTGGTTTGGTAAAGTATTAGAATGGGTTGATAAATATGGATTACTAAAGATATTTAAAGCAGGGATTGGATTAATATTTATATCCTATGTAATGGTTATTACACTTAATCCCTCTATTGTTTATAATAAGGTTGTAACCTATATTGAACAAACTCACAATTCTAAAACTATTGCAAGAAATGAAGCAACTTTGAAGATTAAATATAAACTTAAAGAATTGCTTCAAAGCACAAATGCTGATAGAGCTTGGGTTATTGAATATCATAATGGAACTACTGGATTAGGAGGACTTCCGTTTACTTATGGAGTAATGAATGCCGAGGAAGTAAAACCAGGAATAAGATCTGTAAGTAGCCATTATAAAGATTTCCTGTTATCTGACTATACTTCAATTATAGAGTTTTCTAAGAATGATGGATGGTTTGGTAATATAGATAGTTTAGAAGCAGATGATCCAAGATTATATTATGCATTTAAATCCAACAGAGTGAATGAAATAGCAGTATTTTATTTAAAGACTGAGGATAAAGATATTGGCATTTTAGGTTTGTCATTCTGTGATACACCTATGCCTTATGATACTTGAGTACATCTAAGAAGAGCTGGAATACAGATAAGTGTAATTTTAAATAAAATATAATATGAAATATTGGTTAAAATATGTAATTGCAGTAGTTATTATTCTGCTGATATGTTTACTAATCAAAGTAATTCCTTTTTGGATTACTGTAGTATTACTTGTAATAGGTGTGGCTTCACATCTATTTTATAGATATGTTATGATTAAAGATATACTTAAATAATGAAGTATTTCACACTCGAAGAATTAACAAGATCTGATACTGCTTCAATTAAGCATATAAATAACACTCCAGATGAGAGTATAACAGAGCACCTGATAGAGTTGGTCGAGAAGCTTTTAGACCCAATAAGAGAGAGATGGGCAAAGTATTGTGATGACAATCAGCTTGGCAATGCAGGCATCAGGATTTCCTCTGGTTTTAGGAATAAGGAGCTTAATAAAGCAGTAGGAGGATCTTTAACATCTGCACATCTAACAGGGTATGCAGCAGACCTTCAAAATGTCTCTGGAAGTAGAGAAGAGTTTTATCAATTCCTATTAAACTTTTTGAAGGATAGAAATTTCGATGAATGTTTTATAGAAAAAAGTAGTACATCTCAGTGAGTGCATATTGCTTTATATAGTATTAAAGGATTACAACGAAGAAAAGTAGGTAAATTATATGTATAGTATATATGTTCATTTAAACAAGATTAACGGTAAGAAATATATTGGTATTACTTGTAAGAAGCCAGAAATACGATGAGCAAATGGTCTGGGTTATAAAAAACAGCCGTTTTGAAACGCTATAACAAAATATGGATGGGATAATTTTGAACATATTATAATTAAAGATAATTTGCCAGAACCTTGTGCCAAGACTTTAGAAAAAATTCTTATTCATAAGTATAATACTAG